AACAAATGCCTGATATTTCAATGTGTGAGAGTGTCACATGTCCCAAGAGTAAAACCTGCTACCGACACGAGGACAGTGGCACAAAGCCAAGTGAGTTTAGGCAGTCATACTTTATAGGCAACGACCCAGATAACTGTAGATACTATTGGCCAGTAAGGGGGAATGAAGATGAGTGATTACAACCAAACACGTAAGTTTTCTGGCCCTGTTACCCAGAGGTTCAGTAAGATGCTAATAGACCTACAAGATGACTACGAGGAGGAGATTACTGTCGTCACCCTGATGAACTACTACAACCTTTGTAACAAGGACATGGATGAAGTGGACAAAGACTTGCTATGGGCTATTGAGCGTATCCTACAAAACTTTATGACAACACACGACTTTGACCATTGGTTACAGAATAGGGGTAATGGAAATGACTAACCTAACACTAGATACAGACGAACTAGGCATCTGGCTCATAGACGATACTCCACAAGGACCAGAGCAGATGGGGTTTATCTCTTGGAAGGAGGTTACCCGTGGTGTTCAGACAGCATTACTTCGGGAGAAGTTCTTGATTGCCTCGGCTGAGATAGATAAGGATTTACTGTAATGGCTAGGACACGTGGTCTAGACGCTCTTATAATGAGTTGTTGGTCAGTTTGTGATGACCTTGAGGTGGTTTACATACAGTTGGGTGACGGGGAACGTGAACCTACGTCAGACGAGATGATGAACACCTTAATGGGTATGAAGCAACTGTACCAATGGAAGTTTGAGCAACTTTTCGATACATACGAGCAAGTGTTGCAAGAACACGGTAAAGGAGAATGAAGATGACTGAGTACACTTGTGACAATTGGGTAGTTCTCAAAGTTGAAGGTAAATACCCTCACTACCGTCTTCTTGTTGGGACTTCTGGGGGGTACACAACCGGAGACTCTTGGCGGATGAATAGTGGTATCGTAGAGGTAAACGAGACAGGGGACTACTATTATTTCAAAGGCTCTAGTGGCTCTGAGTATCGTTGTCACAAAAAATCCTATATGTTGAGGATGAATAACGCACATATCTGGGCACAACTTCAAGAGCTACATGGGGATAAAGTGAAACTAATGCCAGAAGATACTGCTTGGGCAAGTGTAGATTGGATTACCAAATGACTGAACAAGAAAAAGGTATCCGGTTAGGCCTTAAGCTAGCCCTTGAGATCGAGAAGAGCCTACGTAAAAGCCCTGCTCTTTTCAGTGTACACTTTGAATACAAGGGCTACAAGGAGGGGGTAACCACATACCGTGACCGTATCCAAGCACTGTACGACAAACACTATACGACAAGCACTGGCGGGGTAACAGGCAGGTTCAGCGAGAGGATTCCTGACTGGCGGGGTGACATCGGAGACGATATTGTCATCGCCAACCTCATGGACTACTACAAAATGTGTAGTAAACCCGATAGGGATGAAGGTGGTTGTGTGATTGACCCAGACAAAGACCTGCTATGGGCTATTGAGCGTATACTACAGGACTTTATGACAACACACGACTTTAACCAATGGTTGCAAAACAGGGGTAATGGAAATGACTAACGACAAAACAACCATTTACGAAGCAGAAGCAGAGCGGTTTGAATACTCCGGGGTATCCGAGGCTATACTCATGACAGGCCTTAGCTCAGAAGTCGGTGAGGTGCAGGCAGAGTGGCTCAAAGAGCAACGACTAGACCGCCCCGATGGGGAGCGTGATGAGGGGATCTTAGACGAGCTGTCTGACGTACTCTGGTATGTCGCTCGTATCGCCGCCCGCCGTGGTTCTAGCCTAGAAGCACTTATGCGCCGCGGGATCATTAAACTAGAAAACCGGGAACTTAACGGGAAATAACCCTGTTAGGTTTGAACACCATAAACATAATTTGGAGAGCATACTATGATTACTACATTTGAAGAACTTGCGTCGGCCCTGTGTGAGGCCAGCTTAAACGACAAAGAGCCTTCGGGCGAGCTACTAGAACTTTTTCAAGTTTATCAGAGTGCAAGTGGGGAGGCCCTAGAGCTGGGTTACGTGGGGGTGGGCTGTATCTCTCACGCAGAGAGAGTTCTTATCAACTACCAGAAAAATAAGGAACAAAAATACCCGTGACTAATGACCAAAGGGTTCCCCCTAATATAAATTATTAAAGGAGGTCTTTAATGACCCTATCAGTTATTGATGGAGATGTGTTCTTATATATGAGTATGTGGGGTTGTGATACCCTAAAAGAAGCTCAGGATAAGTTTAATCTTATACTAGAAGAAAACCTAGAGAGTACTTTCTCTACTGACTATTGTATGGCCTTTGGAGGACCGAATAACTTTCGGGTAGACCTTCATCCCGGGTATAAGGGACACAGGAAGAAGAATGCTAAGGCTGATTGGTTTGATGACCTAAAGCTTTGGGCATCTGAACTTCCCGGTAGCCACCTATGTGATGGTTTTGAAGCAGATGACTTGGTGCGTATCTGGGCCTTAGAGGCAGATGCAGCAGGAAAAGATCGTGTAGTTATTACTGTTGATAAAGATCTAGACTGCATCCCAGGAAGCCATTGGAATCCTCGTAAGCGAGAGTTATATCAAGTAGAGGAGTCTTATGCAGAGTATTTTTACTGGAAACAAGTGTTGATGGGTGATAGTGTTGACGCGATACCGGGGATACCTAAGTGTGGGCCCGTAAAGGCTGACAAGCTTTTGTACGGGCTTACTGACCACAAAGAACTCAAGGCTGCTGTGTGTAGGGCTTACCATGTCCACTATGGTGAAGATGGTTATGAAGCAATGATCTGGAATGGGCGACTAATCCACATCTGGCGGTTTATGGATGACCACTTTAAAGTAAAGAGGGAATCTTATGACCAAGCCATCAAAGGTTGATTTAGGCCACTGGTCTTGTTGCTTTGAGTTGGACCCCGTTAAAAGCTTCGGCTTTCTTTATTGTATCCAAAACAAACTGACTAACCAATTCTATGTTGGTAAGAAGCAGTGGAGGCATATGGGCAAGAAGTCTTCTAAACACTATGGGAAGGAGATGGCTTGGCGAAATTATACTGGGTCTTCCACACACTTGAATAATGATATTGAAAAGTACGGTAAAGAGAATTTTAAGTTTACCATTATAGACACCTACAACTCCAAGGGGGGTCTTTATTATACCGAGGCCTTTACCCAGATGCTTGTAGAGTGTATGACTACCTATCTAGAAGACGGAAAAACCCCTCGCTGGTACAATAGGCAGATAGCGGCAATCCGTTTTGTAACTAAAGAAACCCCAACCGAGCGTACTCGAAACTTCATAAGGAACGTTAAACGGAGGTACTAATGGGACGTATTGTTGAAAAGAACCAACCTTGTGAGAAATGCAGCAGCAGTGATGCTAAGCAAGTATACGACGATGGCTCTGCCTTCTGCTTTTCTTGCAGAGGCAACTACCCCCCACCTAAAGGATCCACTATGAATACTTCTGATTCAGAAGACTTTGAAGAAGACGACTCTTGGGTCTCTCCACATACGGTTCAAGAAGAATACCCTTGTCGAGGGTTTAAAGAGAGAAACATCTTCAAGCAGGTTGCCGAGCATTATGGTGTACGTGTATCCTATGATCTTGAGGGTGCGATTGACACACACTATTACCCTTACTTTAAAGGCAACGACTTAGCCGGGTATAAAGTCCGCAGGCTCCCAAAGGTTTTCTCAGCTATTGGGAAACTGCGGGGTGGCCTCTTTGGTATGCAGAACTACAATGGCGGTAAGCGGCTCGTCATCACTGAAGGCGAACTCGATGCGATGGCTGTTCAGTCTGCTTGGTTTAAGAAATACAAAACCTTCTACCCGGTGGTGTCTCTTCGTTCTGCATCTAGCACCAGCGACCTGATTGAACTTCGTGAGTGGGTTAGGAACTTCGAAGAAGTCATTCTATGGATGGACAAGGATGATGCAGGAGAAGAAGCGCTAAAAGAATGCGCACGGATTATCGGGTATGATAAAATCAAGGTAGTTAGGACTCCTGAAAAAGACGCCTGCGATCTATGGATAAAAGACCCGGATAAGGTTCTTAAAGCTGTTTATGATGCCACCTCCTATACTCCTGCGGGGATCCTTAACAAAGAGGAGCTATGGAAACAACTTGAGAGTTATAACGAGTTAGAGTCAGTGCCCTACCCACCTTTCATGGATGGGCTTAACGAAAAGTTGAAAGGTATGCGCGGAGGGGAGATCACGCTTTGGACCTCTGGAACTGGCTCGGGCAAGTCTACCCTGCTACGCGAGATTGCTGTTCACCTAATCGAAACAACCAAGGATAAAGTAGGGATTGTCTCTCTAGAAGAAAGCCCAGCGGAGACTGCCCGTAAGATGTCTGGCATGGTTATTAATCGGAATCCTGCTAAAGAAGAGATCCATCTTGAAGACTTACGAGAAGGATATGATAAGCTTTTCGGGGATGATCGTGTGCTTGTCCTTGACCACCAAGGTAGCATCTCTGATGGCTCTATTCTCGATTTTCTAGAGTACATGTGTCTTACTGGGGCTAAGTACATCTTTGTTGACCACATTACAATTTTGGCATCAGAGGGTGCAGAAGGCCTAACTGGTAACGAAGCCGTGGATCTTATAATGAACCAACTACTACGTCTCGTCAAGAAGTACAATGTGTGGATCGGTTTGATTAGCCACCTGAGGAAGACAGATAACAAGGGTAAATCTTTCGAAGAGGGCAAATTACCTTCGCTCGATGATATCCGTGGCTCAGGTTCTATCAAGCAGGTTTCAATGGACGTGATTGCCTTTGCGCGTAACGTCGGGGCGGACGACCCAAAGGAGAGAAACACTATTAACACAAAGGTTCTCAAGTGTCGCTACACAGGCCTAACAGGTCCAAGTGGTAGTTTGGATTATAACTTTGATACAGGAAGGCTCACGAAGGGTTCTGACGAGTTTAATGTAGCTAAATCAGAAGGGTTTACAAGAGTATGAATGAAACAAGTACTAGTATTATGACATGTATTCTAATCAAACAGGCCAGAGGTATTAAAATTAACTCTTTTGACAAAGAGTACTTGTTGGGGCTTCTAGAGGCCTTTGATGAATTAAGCACCAAAGAGCAAGAGTACATGATGTATTTCACAGATATGCTCGAATCACAAATTAAATCAAAAGAAGGAAAACTTAACTAATGAAACTTGACCTAGATCCAAAATTCGAGAAAGCGTGGAACTACGCAAATAACTTCATGTATAACCGTATTAAGAACGCGGGGCACCTAACCGTATTCCTAAAAGACCCTTCAATTCGGGCAGAATGGAGCGATGAAGAGCGAGCCTTTCTGAAGGACTCATGGTACGTTATTACCACGGGCAGTTGCGACCCAGCTAACAAAGAAGAAGAAGAACTCTCTGTAGATGAATCTCGTATTTATCAAGACATCGAAGCCTCTGTGATGGAAGCAGAGATTGAGGGGGATGATACTGAAGTAGACCTAGAAATTATGACTAAGTGGGAGCTTGAAGAATATGCTCGGGAAGTCCACTCGGTAGAGCTAGACCGTCGTCTAAGCCGAGTAAACATGATGAAGCGGCTAAACGAGCTACTTAGCTAATTAAACACACAAACAATGGCGCAGGATGTCGTTACAACCCCCACAAGGTTAGTCCGGGGGGTTATGGTGGCTGACGTAAGCAAGAAAGAGAAATAAAGATGAAACCATACGAACAATTTATTCACTTGAGCAGATACTCTCGGTTCATTAATGAAAAAAACAGGCGTGAAACTTGGTCGGAGACAGTTGACCGTCTTATCACCTTCTGGCGAAAACAAGTTGGTGATAATGTCATCACAGAGGAAGAGCTCCAATCGCTACGCAAGGCGGTATATGAACGTGAAGTAATGCCATCCATGCGAGCCCTTTGGTCGGCAGGTGATGCTTTGGCAAAGAACAATTTCAGAGGGTACAACTGTAGCTTTGTTGCGGTAGACCATATCCGAGTGTTTGATGAGATCCTTTTCATCCTAATGGCAGGCACGGGGGTTGGCTTTTCCGCTGAATCAAAGTACGTTAACAAGCTACCAATTATTAATGATAACTTCAACAACACTGAGAGAACAATCTCCGTCGAAGACTCCGCGGAAGGTTGGGCTAAGGCTCTTCGGAAACTTATCGCAGAACTATATCTCGGCAATATCCACAAATGGGATTACTCTAAAATCCGTCCAGAGGGCGCTCGCCTTAAAACAATGGGGGGTCGTGCAAGTGGCCCACAGCCTCTTGTCGACTTGTTCGAATTTACTACGGTCATGTTTAAGAAAGCAGCTGGTCGTAAACTACGCCCAATCGAAGTACATGACCTAGTATGTAAGATTGCGGAAGTTGTTGTTGTGGGTGGTGTTCGCCGCTCGGCTCTTATTTCTCTGTCTGACCTTGGCGACCCCGAAGTGCGTGATTGCAAGTCTGGTCGCTGGTGGGAAACCGATGCACAACGTGCCTTGGCGAACAACTCCGCTGCTTATGATCAGAAACCTTCTATGGCGGTATTCATGGATGAGTGGATTGCTCTTATGAAGTCCGGCTCTGGCGAGCGCGGTATTGTATCTCGCTATGGTTTGCAGAGGTACGCCCCTGAGCGCCGTGATGGCGAACAAATTATAGGCCTTAATCCTTGCGCGGAGATTGCTCTACGTTCAGCACAACTGTGCAACCTATCAGAAGTTGTGTGCCGTGTAGATGACACAAAGGAAGACCTACTACGTAAGATCCGTCTTGCTACGATTCTTGGCACACTACAAGCCTCTCTTACCAACTTCAAGTATGTTCGTAAGATCTGGCAGAAGAACTGTGAAGAAGAAGCGCTCTTGGGTGTTTCATTAACAGGAATTCAAGACTGTAAGATCCTCAGAAACCCAAAGCCTGAGCTACTGGAGGACATGCGAACCCATGCTATTCAAACCAACGAGGAGTATGCCGAGCGCTTGGGCATCTCACCTGCGGCAGCTATTACTACGGTCAAGCCCTCTGGCACTGTTTCCCAACTTGTGGACTCTGCTTCAGGTATCCATGGCCGCTTTTCACCATATTACATTCGTGCTGTCCGTCAGTCCAGCGTAGACCCCTTGACTACTCTTCTAAAGAGCCAAGGTGTTCCAAACGAGCCAGACGTAATGAACCCCTCCAAAACTACAATTTTCTACTTCCCTATTAAATCCCCGGAGGGGGCAACCCTAGCTAACGAACAGACGGCTCTTGAGCAGCTAGAGAACTGGCTGTTGTTTAAGCAACACTGGGCAGAACACTCTGTGTCAGTAACTATCTATGTTAAAGAAGATGAGTGGGTGGAGGTCGGCGCTTGGTGCTACAAACACTTTGACTTGCTAACTGGTATCTCTTTCCTGCCTTACTCTGATCATAAGTATGAGCAAGCGCCTTACACGCCTTGCACCCAAGAAGAATACGAGGCGGCCGTTAGTTCTATGCCTGATGTTGACTTTTCTAAGCTTGTTGATTATGAGTTTGAAGACAACACTGAAGGTAGCCAGACTCTTGCCTGTCAAGGCGGTGCCTGCGATATCTTGTAACAAACTAGAAGACCTAAGCATGTCTATAAACTGCTCCATATGAATAAGGACATAAAAGATGTTTAAATCAATTTTAACAACTATTCTCCTTGCGGTGCTCGCTTCAGGGGCCGCGGCTGACGTATTCTATGCGAAGGATACAAAATCCCTATCGGTGACGGGTCCGACGACTGCTTACCAAATTCATCAAGCAGCTACAGTTATGCAGAACGAGGAGGTGGTAACTGTAACCCTAGCGGGGCCGGGCGGGGACTTCTACTCAGGGCTTAGGCTTGGGAGGCTGATCCGAGAGGAAGGCGCGGTAGTAGTTATCTCGGAAAACACAATTTGCGTATCTGCTTGCGCTTTCGCTGCATTAGGGGCCGACCGGGTGATAGTCGACGGGGAGCTGTGGTTTCATGCGCCCTATATCCGAATGGCCCCTACCACTTTGTCTATCCTAGAAATCTCTCAAAATATCGGCGCGGGATACATTGACATGGCTTCCTATCTGATCTCTATGGGTGTTCCGACTTCGTTTGCTAGAGATCTTTTGTCAGAAACTACGCCCTCAAAGTTCATTGTTATAGATGCTGGATTGCAAATTAGTAGGATTAGGGCGACAGAAAAACTTTGGGGAAAGGCGGTCTACAATTATCGTTACGAAACAGCCGCAAGCTAAAATGCCCCGCAACAGTAACCTCAAAGGAGGAGAACAATAATGAATACGATAAAATTTTGGAAGTTCTGGTCTATTGAAGTTGTGATGTTCGTTTCGCTTTATGTTGGCCTTGTGCACCTCGGTGCATGGGACTTTATTTTGGCTAACGACTTCACCTACATTTCTTTGATCAACTTGGTGATCCTTGTGCTGTCCTCGCTTATGGTGGGGTACCAAGTCATCAAAAAGGTTAAAAAGGGGACAGAGCTACAATGGTATATGGCGGATACCGTATTATCCCTTGGGATGGTTGGCACTCTGTTCGGGTTTCTTATGGTTCTATATTCTACTTTCCAAGGCATTGACGTAACAGACAGTGATTCTATGAAGAGGGCAATCGAGACACTTGCGACGAGCATGGGTACCGCATTGTTGACTTCCTTAGTTGGACTTATCTCTTCAATTATTATGAAGCTTCAGCTAATAGTATTGGAAACTAGTGATGAGAAAGTATAGTTCAAACTTAGCCTTTGTAGACCTGCTCTTTAATCTTCTGGTCGGCTTTACATCTCTCTTTGTAATTGCCTTCCTGATGATCAACCCCGTATCAAAGGACGGGGAAGTAACGCCTCCTGTAAAAGCTTTCATTGAGATCGAGTGGGACCCGAATAGCTCCACCGATATAGACTTAATGGCGCAGGGGCCCGGCGGCCGTCTCGTGTATTATGCGAACCGGGAGAATGGTTACATTACCTTATCACGGGATGATTTGGGTTCTACTAACGATACCTACGAGCTTAATGGGGAGGAAATTACTGTTCGTCGTAATTACGAGGTTATCAACTTTACAGATTTACCTCCCGGCGAATATACTATCTCGGTTTTCTACTTCTCCGGAAAAGGGGACCCTCACGATATCAACTTTAGTATCCGCACGGTGTCTCCTCATCGAATCATCCACGAAGGTGTTATTCAGGGGCTTACTCCTCGCAGTGAGCGCACCATTATTTCTTTTGTAGTAGACCATACTGGGGTTATTGCTGATGTAAATAGTGATATTCAAATTCCAATCGCAAAAGAAGGGAGGTCTGGGCCATGATTACTTTAAGCATCCTAGTATTAACTTTGTTCATATTGTTCTGTGCACTAACCTACTATTCGACACTTGACAAGTATCTCAAGCTTATTGTGCTACCTGTTTTAATGCTATTTTCTCTCGCGGGGTATGCTCATTATGTTGGGGAGCTTGGTAAACCCTACCCTTATGGTCTGCCTGAGGAGTCCACTTATGTGTTCCATAAGGTGACTCATGAGGGCACTATCCTTGTATGGCTAAGCGAGAAGGAGGCGGCAGACCGCCTGTACGTTATCCCTTACTCCCGAGAGGCGGCAAAAGAGTTACAGGGGGCGCAGGAGAGGGCGGAAGGAGGTAAAGCACAAAGTATTGTAACAACGGAGAGGCCGGGAGGAGACCTAAAAATTGAATCTGAAGACTTTGTTTCACCTGACGAAGAAAACAACTTTACGAAAGGGGATAACTAAATGTGGAGCTTCTTTAAAACCCGCGAGTGGTCTTTGTGGTCTTGGGGAGGTGCGGGGGTAATCCTGTGCTCGCTCTGGTACCAAGTCCAACTTGATGTTAAGATTAACGAGTTCTTTGGTACGTTCTATGACCTTATCCAACAGGCGTTGTCCACCCCCGGGTCTGTGACATCGGCAGAGTATTTTGGTGAGCTATTGGGGTTTGGTAAAATTGCCGCTCTCTACATTATAGTGGCTCTAGCAATCTCTTTCTTCACTAGCCATTGGTTGTTCCGCTGGAGAACATCTATGGTGGAGAACTACCATGCTTTATACTCTAAGGCTCGTAGCATAGAAGGCGCTGCACAGCGTGTACAAGAAGATACTGTCAAGTTCTCTAGAATCATGGAGAGTCTTGGTACATCTTTTGTAGAATCCATCATGGTTCTAATCGCCTTCTTCCCTATTCTCATGGGGCTCTCTTCAGGTATCCAGACGATGTTCTTCGGGGACTGGCCTTATGGTCTAGTTTCCGCGGCGATTATCTGGTCTGCCGGGATCACTATTGTGCTTCTTGTGGTCGGTAAACTTCTCCGGCTGGTTAACGTAGAGTACGATATTCAAGCGAGAGAGGCAGCCTATCGTAAGGTGTTAGTTATCGCTGAAGATGACGAAACAGTACGACCTAAAACACTTAACGAGCTATTTGGGGACGTTCGTAAGATCCACTATGTAAACTACGCAAGGTATGCTTTGTTCAATATCGCCCGGCTTTCTTGCTTACAAGCTAATGTCCTAGTTGGTTATATAGTACTGGCCCCCGCGATAATTGGAGGAGTAATTACACTTGGAACCATGCAGCAAATCCTTAGGGCCTTTGGTCGCGTAGAAGGGTCAATGATGTATATCTTTAAATCATGGTCAACTGTTATTGAGCTAATCTCTGTTTATAAACGTTTAAAAGAATTCCAAATTGCTATTGAAAAAATAGACTAATACCACCCTAATTAACACAAATTAACCCCCCATAAGGACTATAAGTATGTATATTAATCGGTTTGCCAACGCCCGTACTTTCTCTACATTCGAAGAAGAAGAAGAGATTGTGGTAGGCGAGGAAGAAGAAACTGAGGAAGAGTCTGAGGAAGAGTCTGATGTAGAGGAAGAGGAGGGAGAACAGAAGTCGGAAGAAAAGGATATTGATTCATTGCAGACTATGCCCAACCCCGGGGTTATAGCCCGAGAGAGTGGCGTAATCATGTTGTCTGGGGACTTTAACAAAAATAACATCCTCCCTATCATCGGGAGTATCTACGAGTATAACCTTATGCCACAGGAGATGCAACCGGAGCGGCTAACCTTGGTTATTAACAGCCCCGGTGGCCGAGTAGACTACTGTAAGATGCTTTTAGATACTATGTGGATGTCAACAATCCCAGTAGATACTCTTGCTTCTGGAATTGCTATGTCTTGTGGGGTCATTACGCTTATGGCGGGCCAACACCGAATGGCTACTGCTAACTCTGAGATTATGTCTCATCAGTACTCAGGAGGTGTGGGGGGCAAGGAACATGAAATCTTTGGTGCTATGAAATCTCACGGCATGATGAGCAGGTGGATTGAAGACCACTATAAAGAGTGTACAGGTTTGTCTCGCCGTAAGATTCGTAAGAAGCTTCTCTCATCCACAGACTTTTTTATGAGTGCTAAGGAAGCTAAGAAGTATAACATCATCGATGAAGTAGTCCCAACAAAACGTCAACTTGAAAGCACTGGACAGTAACCCATGGAATATAAGATTTTAGAATTAGACACACATGAGCTTGTTCTGCTTGCTTATGACGAAGACTTCCAAGCCTGTGTTGCAGTACATAGTTGCGCACTGGGCCCTGCACTAGGCGGGATCCGCATGAAGGTGTATAAGGACTCGTCCGAAATGGTGGCGGATGCACTTCGCCTCTCGGAGGGTATGTCTTACAAGAATGCCATCTCAGGTTTGACCTTTGGTGGGGGTAAGGTTGCAGTTAGTGCGTCTCATTGGACGAAAGATATCGCAGAAAAACTAGCTACTGTTTTGAACTATGTGAATGAAGAGTTGGAGGTATACTATATTGGTGCCCCTGATATGAATACCGATAACGACTGTATGAAGGACATCCTTGATGCAGGGGGTGGCTACTGCGTCTGGGACCCCTCAGGGGGTGACTGTAGTGTCGCTACGGCTTACGGCGTGTTCAATTCCTTAGTGGCGCTATCCTCTTTCCAAGGTAAATTCGATAAGGACTTTACAGTCAATATTGAAGGGCTCGGAAAGGTAGGTAAGGAACTACTGAAGCTATGTTCGGAGGAAGGTTGGGATGTATGTGTAACTGACTTGGACGAAGAGTTGGCATTCTCCCTTGCAGGTTATTACGGTGCAGCCTATGCTAAGCCAGAGGATCTGAAATATCTAGAAGGGGTCTATAGCCCCTGCGCACTCGGCGGAACCATCGACAAGGACTTTGTTGAATGTTCTAAAGCAAATGCTGTGTGTGGTAGCGCCAATAATCAGCTATCCAATATAGATATCGGTACGCTTCTTGGGCTGTATAATAAGCTATACATCCCAGACTTCGTAGCCAGTGCCGGGGGTGTGATTGCCATCGGCGTGGGTATTGGGGAGGGTCTGGAAAACGGAGTTGGGCTAGACAACCCTACAACTAAAGAGCGGGTAACGTTTATCCGTAAGCAAGCCTCTGCTATGTTGTTAGCTCAAACAACAAAAATGGACACTCGTAACGCACAACTGATCGCTACAAAAGCGGCTAAGGAGATTATTGAAAATGGAAAATAAGAACAAACTAAAAGAAGAAATCGCTTGGGGAGTTGGTGCAGCCATTGGGGTTGTTATTGGTTTTTTCCTCAGGCTAGGTTTCTTATGGGTGGGGCTCTGGGTACTTGGTAGCCTTGGCTGGTTGCCTTTCTAAATATACAAAAGGATAGGGTTATGGAAGACGAGTCAAATATAGTTTCCCTCAACACCTTCAGAGAACTAAATAACTCCGACAAGGCTCTTGACATGTTCTCCCCTACGGATGACATACTAGATGCCCTTGAGGAAAACAACAGCTATGGCGTAGGTGTCGCTATTACCCCAGAGGGTGGGTTAGCGGTAGCTGCATCTTTTCAACTAGACCATGACGACATACTTCAGCTTTTAGAAGCTGCCATATCACTTGTAAAGGAAAATCACTAATGTCTACAGAAAATATTAACGAACTAGATGTCTTGGTAGAAGAACTATTCCAGGACTTCCTCCAGGAGTTTGAGATCGACCCTGAAGCTTCTCTTAATGACGTATTCTTCGATATCTTCTATGCGGGATTCGAAGAAGCCTTGGAGGTCCTAGATGTTGACGAAGAAGAAGAAGA